TACAGAAAGTATGACTACTACATTGTACCACTGACAAATCCGAACGGTTTTAATGCTACAAAAAGATTGAACGCTGAGGGTTTGAGCATTGGTGGAGATGCATGGGATCTGAAAACAAAAGAAGCACCTAGCATTGTAGAATTCATGAAGAAAAACGCACCGTATATCCTGTACGTTGACTGGCATCAGGCGGGAACGAAAAAAGACAGGATAAGCTTCCTGTCGCAAGCGTATGATACTGACAAGTATCTGGAGTCTCTTGTGAACGATTCATTTGTTAGTGGTGGAATGGGTGTCATGACACATATTCATGATGAATTCGGAAAAGCGACTGAAAATGCTTATGTGCAGCCTTATGAAGGAGAATATTTGAGCGACCAGGGAGTATTCACATGGCAGGGAAGTGAACCGCCTGGAATTTTCCGTAACTTTGGACATAAGGTAGCATATGTTAGCTGCACGCATGAGACAGATACAGCATGTCAAGGATACACTAACGACAGCACGTATTTCAACTACAGTGCATTAAGAATAGGAGTTACACTTCAGCTGAATGCATTCAAGTCATTACTGGATACAGTTCCGATGATAACTGCGTACATTCGCCAGTGTAAAACTACAGTTGAACCTGTAAAGGGCTGGTCGTATGGGTATATCATTGATTGCAGAACATCACCTGTTGACATTACAATCTTTTCTAATGGATCTTCGTCTGGTTATGCAAATGCAATCATTCCGTGTTCGGATGGAGATACATTTATCGTCAATGGAACTGGTGGAATAACTCCGAGGCTTTGGTGTTTTATTAAGCAGGATGGAACTATTATTTCTGTGGCAGGTGAGAATGCAATCGCAAACAATCTGACACTGACAGCACCTGCAGGATCTGCATATCTTATTCTCAACGATAAGACAAAAAGCACATCTTATATTGGCGGGGCAATCATGAAATCTCGAAGCATTGAAGAAAACAATGCATTGGCTGCGTTAATTCAGAAGATGGCAGACCTTTGTGGCATCCAGATTGTTAATTCAACTGAGTACAATACATGGAGAGCAAAAGCTGGTTACGGTAATGTATACACTGATAGTAATAGTGATGCAGATATTGTTCCGGGAACAGCACCGGATACGGAGGACGTTGAATGATGCAGTGCGATGGAAATACACAAGGAAATTATGGGTTTTATGTAACTCCTTCAACAGGAGGTATAACAAGTACAACTGCAAATAATACTACAGTTTATTGTAATTCACCTACTTTGTATTATCGTGTTAATTCTGGCTATGAATCAGAAACAAATATTAAATTGGTCACAGAATGCACTTATAAATGGAATGTTGAAGTTTATGTGTGTGATCCACAGACTACGCTGATGTCACGCCTTGGTGAGCAGGTTGATGATTTACTCCTTAACGGAATAACTGCATAAAAGAAAAATTTAATTCAATTGGGGCATCCGTCTGGGTGCTCCTTTTATAGGAGATTCATATGGGATTTTCTAATGTTAAACAAAACGACCCTAGATGGTCTTATTACCCATTCGGTGACGGTGGTGAAACCTATGCATCCTCTGCCTGCGGATTGTTTGCCGTATCCATCATCTTAGGTCTGACAGAAATCAACGACATCCTTGACGTATACGTGTATATGAAGAATCACGGATTCGTAACAGACCATTCTGGCACATATCAGTGCGGAATCTACAAGACTCTGACAGAGTACGGAGTGCAAACTGTCCAGACAACCTCTGCATCCATCGGTACAATGACAGGGACAGAAGAGATGAGCAATGCCATGCAGCATGTCATGTCTGGCGGAACATTAGTCTTGCTGATGGGTTCAGCAAATTGCGGGACAGCTCTGACAAACAATTGGACAAGTGGTGGTCACTACATATCAGTAGTAGGCTATGACTCTTCCAGAGGTTTCCTTGTTCACGATCCTGCTGGACGGAATGATGGATATCATGCTTGGTCGGAGTTCGACGGAGATGTAAAGCACATCTTCCAGACAGAAAAGTCATGGAACAATAGTACAGTAACAACGGAGGAAGTTAAATTGCCAATCTACAAACAGTTGCCACAGATTCGTATTGGATCCGACGGAATGGCAGTCCTGCTCCTGGAAGAGATTCTTAAAGTAAGAGGATACTATAAAGGCGGTCTTGATAGGTCTTTTGGCCAGATGCTAGATGAGGCATTGAAGAAGTACCAGACAGACAGAGGTCTTGAAGTAGATGGAATCTGTGGAGTCCATACTTGGTATGATATCTTAGGAGGACTCTGACATGGAGACAATTTTTGCATCACTAATAACCGGAGGAGTAACGCTTGTCGTATGCCTTCTTACCAATGCATCAGCTCATGCAAAGACAGAAGCACTGCTGAACTACAGACTTGCTGAACTTGAAAAGAAAGTTAATAAACACAACAATGTAATCGAGCGCACCTACGAGTTAGAGAAGCGCACAGATCTACAAGAAGAGAAGATAAGGGTTGCTAATCACCGAATTGATGACTTGGAGAAAAAGGAGAATTGATATGAGTAAAACTTGGTTTAAGGCAGCAGTAATCAGAGCATTAAAGACCGTATGTCAGACAGCAGTGTCATTGATCACAGTCGGAAACATGCTGACAGAGATGGACTGGCTTGCTATCGCATCTGTCAGTGCTACAGCAGGCATCGTGTCTATCCTGACCTCACTTGCTGGTCTTCCAGAAGTGAACGAGTAGCAAACAAATGGTTGAAATGTGTTGATTTATCAACATTGACTGTTTCCGTTGAGGAAGCATCTCGTGCTGGTAGATTCTAGGATTTCCAGTAAACACAAGGTTCTGCGAACGTGTGAGAGTGTGCAGAATCGTATAGGAAACTAACACGTAGCAAACAAATAGCAAACAGTATAGCAAACAAATTATTAAGGGAGTGACTTCGGTCACTTCCTTTTTTGGTGTAAATTTGAGATACGGATTACCATACAAAGGAAGTAAAAATCAGATTGCGCAGTGGATATGTGACAACCTACCAAGAGCAGATGTATTTGTTGATTTGTTCTGTGGTGGTGGTGCTGTAACGCATTGTGCGATGTTGACAGGAAAATGGGAGCGATTCATCATGAATGACATTGATGGTCGGCTCCCTGTTTTGTTTAAAGAATGTGCGTATGGAAAGTACACAACAGAAAACCATTCGGAATGGATTACACGTGAAGAGTTCAATGCGAGAAAGCACGAAGATGCGTATATTGCCTTGGTGTGGTCTTTTGGGAACAATGGAAAAGATTATCTGTACGGAAAGAACATAGAAGAATATAAGCATTGTATCCATAATGCTGTCTATTTCAACGATTTAGACGGTTTAAAGCAGTATGGCATATATTTGTCCATGTCGGATAAAACAGACATATACGAACGGTATAGGGACTATGGCAGACAAATTAAAAACGTAGTTGAAAAGAATCAACTAGAAAATCTTTCAAGGCAGATTGAAATAGAACGCCTACAGAGCCTACAGAGACTACAGAGCCTACAGAACCTACAGATGCTACAGAACCTACATAGCCTACAGAGCCTACAGAGACTACAGAGCCACTATGCAGACGTTGAAATACCAGAAGGTGCATTGATTTACTGTGATATTCCATACATAGGCACAAATTGCGGAAAGTATTCTGGATTCGAACATGAACCATTCTACGAGTGGGCGAGAAAACAAAAGAACATATTCATTTCAGAATACACAATGCCAGATGATTTTATTGTCATAGCAGAAAGAAAGAAAACAATACTTTCTGCATCAAATGGAAGTAGTAAAAAGGCAACGGAAAGAATTTATACAAACAAACAAACATACGATATATATTATGGATAAAGAATTGCCCCAGTTGGATTAATTTCCTTCTGGGGCTTTTTCTTATGTCTTAATCTTTTCAATTTCCATCTGCAAATCTTCCAGAGTCCTGTGAGTGTACACATCCTCTGTCAAATCACCTGTCTGATGCCCGATGATGTTTTTTAACGCTCCGTCCACCATCCCGTATCTCTTGGCAAGAGTGATAAATGTATGTCTGGTATCATGGGGACGGTTATCCCATCCAAAATGAGCCATAACCTTGTCAAATCTCTTTCTGTATTTGTCGTATGTCATGTGTTTGCCTGTTTGAGATTCTGTATCAAAGAACAGGGTTTTTGATTCCATATTTTGAGCCTGTTCTTTCTGATCATCAACTAAAACGTTTATGACACTATGTATTGGTATCAATCTGTCCATTCCTGCGTCCGTCTTGCTTCCTGCGATCATGTATCCATCATGGATTGATTCTGGCGGAAGAGTAGCCAGTTCCTGCGGTCGCAATCCTGTGTATATTCCTATCAGAATCATATTTACCCATTTAAGGCTTGTATTCTGCCACAGAAGGCTTATCTGTTCATCAGTAAAGGATTTGTGTATTGCTTCCTTTTTAGCCTGTTTAACCGTATTACAGAGGCTTGCATAGTCCTTGTCTACCAAATCATGCTTCATGGCATATCGCCACATCTGGTTGAAGAGTGACTTCATTCGTGCTTTGGTAGAATCTCCGACTGATGCGTTCATGATGCACTGCTCCAAGTCATAGGCCTTAATCTGCCTAATTGGTATGTCGTGCAATGCACTACAGTGATTATAGGCAGAAATCCATGTGCGGCAGGCAGATGGAACTATCTCTGAGAAGTGCTCTGCGCTCCATAGAGCGTATATATCTGCAAAGGTTGTGGATTTACCATCTAGATTAAAAGGGTGCGTGTTAAAGGCTTCTATGGCTTCCTGCGCTTCTCTCTTGGTGGCATAGGTGCCAAGAGTTTTACGCACCTGCTTCACGGTTTTCTTTTCATAATCCACTTCGTGTCCTGTCGTGATCTGGACGAGCCAAGGCTTCCTTCTTCTTCCGGATAACTTGCTGATGGAACCTGTGTTTGGTGCTCGTTTCATCCAAGTATCCTTCTTATCATCTCTTTGGTGGTTTTATCCGCAGCATCATATCTTCTGGCAATTTCTGATGCATCAAATGATACCTTTTCCGTATAGGAATCAATCTCTATCTTCATCAAGTCCGCTTTTGTACAATGGAAATATTCTGCCAGCTTCTCCAACTTGTCTATTCTAGGAAATGTCTTTCCGTTGTACCAATCTGTAAAAGTGGTGTAACTCACTCCTATCGCATCGCAGATCTCTTTCCTTGTTTTTCCGTTTACTTCCATTAGGTTTCTAATGTTTTTTGCAAATTCCATTCTTGTATCATTGTCTGTCATGATGAACACCTCCTTTTCTTCTATGTTATAAATATATGTCATTACGGAATAAAAGTCAAAAACTTCTAAAAAAAATTACGAAAAAACTGTTGACATATAGGAAAAACCGTAATATATTAGTCTTACGGAACAGGTAAAACCGTAATCGGAACACATGCGGTTCCACAGTACATACTCATAGCCACCAGAACATAGCATTACTTCTGGTAATCGAATAGCGGGTTGGCAACCTGCCGGGAAAGAAAGGAGAACACACCAATTATGGCGATGACACTTAAGGCAGCCAGAATTAACAAAGGACTGTCCAGAACAGAAGTAGCAGAGATCTTCAATGTAGCATATGACACAGTTGCAAACTGGGAGAATGAAAAAACATATCCCACAGTTGATACTGCTATCAAATTGTGCGACCTGTACGGTTGTACAATTAATGACATTATTTTTTGCACCAAGAATACGGAGAAACCGTAAATGAACACAAGAATAACCGTAAAACAAGCCTCAGAAATGATGAAAGTAAGCCAGGCATTCATACGGATAGCCTTACAACAAGGCAGATTAGACATAGGAACAGCCGTTAAAATGTCTAGCCGATGGTGTTACTACATCACAGAGGAGAAGGTTTTAAGGTATCTGAACAACTGAAAGGAGAATTGAATTTGTTTTGGAAGAGAGAAAGAAAAAGTTAAAATGCGAAATCTACAGAGATTCGATGCAGAATTATAAAAAGTATGCAATACCGCCTGCACAGTTAATCATTGCAGATGTTCCGTACAATGTAGGAACTAACTTTTACGGTAGTAATCCTATGTGGTACAACGGTGGTGACAACAAAAATGGAGAATCAAAATTAGCAGGTAAATCAGCCTTTAACAGCGATTTTAATTTCAATCTGTATGAATACTTCCATTTCTGCTCAAAGATGCTGAAAAAGGACGACAAGAAACCATCGCAGAGAGGCAGGAGTTCAAACAGTCCATGCATGGTTGTATTTTGTTCATTCGAGCAAATGAGCACTCTGATAGACGCAGGAAAGAAGCACGGTTTTGTGAATTACATTCCGCTTGTATTTATCAAGAATTACAGTCCTCAGGTGCTGAAAGCAAATATGCGTGTCGTAGGTGCTACAGAATACGCATTGGTGCTTTACCGTGACAGGCTTCCTAAATTCCGAAACGGAGTGCAGACAGATCCAGAAACAGGAAAGAACATTCGCGGTACTGGTCGCATGGTCTTCAACTGGTTTAAGTGGGATAAAGACGGAAAAGACGTTCCAAAAATCCACCCAGCACAGAAGCCTGTGAACGTGTTAAAGCAGATTATCGAAATCTTTACAGACCCCGGCGATGTTGTGATTGATCCGTGCTGTGGTTCTGGCACAACTTTAAGAGCATCAAGAGAACTCGGGCGGTCTGCTTTTGGTTTTGAAATTGACCGTAATTTCTTTACAAGGGCAAGAGATGAGATGCTCGCTGTTAAAGAATAACAACAAATGAGTATTCCTGATTTTATCAACTAACAATTTAATATTCCAGACTTCTGCAGGCTGTCTACTAAGTGCAAGTCATTTCTGTAATAGCTTCGACTTGCCCAGCGGATGCAACACGCAACAGGTAAACAAGTAGTTTTGCATACAGCCAAAAAACCGAACTTCCCCTCGGTCCTAACCAACTATCACAGTTAGACATCTGCCGTGACGGTAGGCAGTTTACAGAGGTCTGGAGAATGAAAGGAGCAACTAGATGGCAGACAACAGATTATTTAACTCTCACATCAAAAACGACAAACTCTTATTGGTCATTGAGGAACTAAAAAAGATAAGAGACTGCCCGAAATATAGTATAGTAGAAAGCCTTGCAATAATGGCACTTACTCAAAACAAGAAAAAATTTCTTAGAGAGTTTCTTGACGATGATACGCATGAGATTAATAAAGAAGCGTTCGATTTTATTTTATCACTTTGAAAGGAACAACTAGATGAAAAGAGTCATTATCGACTACACCACAGCCGTTGAGCAGGCACTCTACAAAGGCAAGCGTATCATGTACGCAGAATCCGTAAGAGAAGTTCCAGATTCAATCTCGGCTCTGCGAGAACTGGGCAATGCCAACGTAACATTCTTTCTGGAAATGGAAGAAATCGAAGAACCGGAGCCAATGCCGGTTGAGTTCAAATTCACAGGTAGTGGAGTAGTCATTGACGGCAAAGACCTTCCTGATCAGAGTCCAGAAGCAGAAGAATTTCATTCTGAGCCAGACGAAGAAGAGAAAGAAATGATTGCCCTGTACGAAGAATTGAAGGCTATGGATGAGCCAAAGGAAGAGCCAAAACCAGAAACACACAAGAAGAGCACAGGCAGAAAGCCAAAATACGACCATGAAAGAATCATCTTCCTGTACACACATGGCAAGACCAACACAGAAATCGCAAGAGAGATTGGATGTACTCCTGGTGTTGTAGCAAACACTCTGGGCAGAGCAAAGAAGAAGGGAACTTTATGAAAAAACTATCTGTATCACCATTAACCATCATTGCTCTGCTGACATCATCGCTGTGTCTGACTTTATCCATTGGATTCAACAACCATCTAGGAATGTTCGTATCATTCGCATACATGATAAGTTCCTGGACACAGGGCCTGTTAGATATCAGAAGGTGGGAGAAAGCAAATGGCTGGAAAATGGAATTATAGAACAGGCAGATATGAGCCTGTAGTTCTTCCAAAGGGCGCCGCACTCACTGGAAGATATGACGAGCACATACAATGCGCTCAATGTAGCAGGTTTATCCAATACGGACAAAGTTTTGTGTCAAAAGAGGTTCACTCCATCGCAGGAATGGGATATGCGGTTTGTTGCGACTGTTACTGTGATGAGTTTGATAGAAGAATCAAGTATAAGGAGGCAAACAAATGAAAAAGTTAACAGCAAAGGAAATTGCAACAAGAGCAGGAATCACAACAGCAAACGTTGAGGACGTATTCTATCACATTGCAAAGGCTCTGGAAGAAGGCGACAAGGTGTATATCGCTAAGTTCGGAACATTCGAGATCAGCGAGAGAGCAGAGCGTTCCGGCAGAAATCCTCAGACCGGTGAAAGCATGACAATCGCAGCGTGCAGAAGTCCAAAATTCAAAGCAGGCAAGGCACTGAAAGAGGCGCTGAACTGATGGAAGAACTGAAAGAGTTAATCTATACCGACTATGAGGAATCTTTCACTGGATTCACCAATGTGTGTCCGTACTGCGAAGAAGAGTTCCTGATTGGCTACTACATTAATTTCTGTCCAATGTGTGGGCAGAAGGTGCATGACCCTGAACCAGCAGGATTCAAGATAAAGGAGGAATACTAATGGCTAGAAAAATTACAGGATGGAAAGTATCTGTAGGATTGTATGACTTTGTTTGTCCAACAATGGAGTCAGCGGAGTGGATGGCAGACAAGATGCTCAACACATTTGTTCCCAACAATTACGAGGATATACTCGACATCTCTGTTGAAGCAGTAATCAAGGATGAGACAGAAGACAAGTCACAGGAAGAAGTGGAGGCTGAGAATAATGGCTACTCTGTTTGAACTGACAGCACAGTTGCAGGAACTGAGGGAGATGGTTCTCTCCGGTGAATATGACCCAGAAGTGCTTAAGGACACAATGGAGGGTGTAGAGGGTGAGTTCAAGCAGAAGGCTGACGGATACGCACGTGTAATGAAGGAGTGTCAGTACTCCGTTGATGCTCTGGAGACAGAATCCAAGCGACTGAAAGAGCGTGCTGAATCCATCAAGAAGAACATTCAGAAGATGAGAGACACTCTCCAGAATGAAATGATCAAGACAGGGAACGAGAAGTTTAAGACTGATTTCTTCTCTTTCTCAGTCAAAAATAACCCTCCTAGTGTCTTTGTAGATGATGAGTCCATCATTCCAAATGAGTTCCTTATTCCGCAGCCTGCGAAGGTTGATAAGAAATCTATTCTGGAAAAACTGAAAGCAGGTGAGACGGTTGATGGATGCTCACTGTACCTGGGACAGAGTTTGAGGATTAAATAATGTCAGAAGAAGATAAACAGTATTTAGAACGGTTAATTATTCTGTTAGAAGCAATCGAAAATCATTTATCAGAGATTCTTACAAATATCAGAGGTTATTAAATGGGACTTCCAGTTTTAATTTATGGGAAAAGTGGTTCTGGTAAAAGCAGATCACTCAAGTTTTTTGCAGAAGATGAGATTCTTCTTTGCAACATTGAGGGCAAACAGTTGCCATTCCGGACAAAGTTCAAATATTCATTCAAGACAGATTCTGTATCACAGATTATCAACCAATGCAAGAAGATGCCGTGCAAGACGGCAGTAATTGATGACGCTGGTTATATCATGACACATTTCTTCATGGCAAATCATCGGAACAAACAGGGGAGTGCTTCGTTTGAGATGTATGACAACATTGCTGATCTGATGTATAAGCTTCTGAAGGACATTAAAAACGAACTTCCAGATGATGTAATCGTTTACATCCTTATGCATGAAGACACGGATGATTCTGGCAACACAAAGTTGAAAACACTTGGCAAACTTCTTGACAATAAAGTGTGTCTTGAAGGAATGGTTACTATCTGCCTGAGGTGTGTTTCTGAAAATGGTAAACACATGTTCTGCACAACTACTGATGGTCTGGACATCACGAAATCACCAGAAGAGATGTTCCCTGGAATAACAATGGAGAACAATTTAAAAGAAGTTGATAACTATATCCGTGAGTTTTACGGATGGAAAGAGGATTAATTATGGCAATGAAAAAATTCGCAGGATACGAGGAGAAGGCCTCTGAACCTTCAAGACAGTTACCAGTAGGCTCTTACGTTCTGAAAATCATCAATGTGAAATACGTTGAAGGTGAGGACGGAAAATCTGACAGAATCGAGATGGCTGTAGATATCGCAGAGGGAGAACACAAGGGATTCTTCAAGGCCCAGTATGATGCAAACACCAACGAAGACAAAAAATTCAAAGGAAAAGCAATCATCTGGATGCCTGATGACTCAGGTTCTGACAACGACAAAAGAGCAAAAAGAACATTCAACAGTTTCGCAGCATACCTTGCAGAAGCAAACACCGGTTATCACTGGGACTGGAATGAGCAGTCACTGAAAAACAAGCTGATCGGTGGAACATACAGACAGGAATTCAACGTGCTGGACGGCAAAGAGGTGTCTTACACGACCTTTGCATGGTTCTGCTCTGTCAATGCGGTGAGAGAAGGAAAAGCAACAGAAGCAAAACCAAAATACAGAAACGGAGCAACAGGCAATGTATCCGGCACAGGATCCACAAAGACGGACAATAACGGATTCATGGACATTCCAGAAGGAACAGAGGAGGACTTCCCATTCTAAATGGATTTATTTGACCAGAAGAAGTGCCTGGAGTCAATGATCATTCTGGTTGATACAAGGGAGCAACCTTCCGCTAAATCTATACGTAGATACAAGCGGTTTTGTTGCCCTTTTAGAAGACAGAAATTGGACTATGGAGACTACACTTATTCTTTTACTCTGCCAGACGGAACAGAGCTAATAAAAGAATCTGATGTGTCTCCAAAACCTTCTGTAGTGATTGAGAGAAAAATGGGACTGGAAGAATTGAGCGGAAATCTTGCCCAGCAAAGGAAAAGATTTGTTGCAGAGATGGACAGAGCGCATAAAGAAGGTGCTTCTATCTATCTACTGGTAGAGGATGCATCATGGGATGACGTCATATCCGGGCAATATGGCACCATGTTCAATCCAGAGTCATTCTTTCATACATTAACGGCATTTTCTGTCAGATACGGATTAAAAATAATCTTCTGTGAGCATGATCATTCAGGCGAAATCATTAAAGAAATACTATACAGGGAGTTAAAAGAGCGACTTGAAGCTGGATATTATGACTAATTATACACAAGTTCCGAATGAGCTTCTTGAAATGTGGTGCTCTGATCCTACTTTCCCGGCAAAGATAAGACCGTACTTTTTAATAATCAGACAAACTTTAGGATACCACAAAGATAGAGATGACATTTCATTAACTCAATTTGAAAAACTATGTAAATTAGACAGAAAATCAGTAACAAGGTCTATTAAATTTCTTGAGGAAAGCGGGTTGATACGTGTCGAAAGACATGGATTAAAGACTAGCACAATAATTCTGAACAATATTGGAATCGAGAAATCATATGGTGGCAAAAATGCCACTAGTCAGAATTTAGTTAGTGGCAAAAATGCCACTAGTATAGTGGCAAAAATGCCACCACAGGTTGGCGATACTGTAGTGGCAAAAATGCCACCCACAAAAGAAACCTATAAAGGTTTCAAAAAAAAGGCTGAGTGTGCTCCTGACGGAGTCACACATCAGCCAGGAAACACAATAACATTTGATTACTCAGAAGATGAGGATGATGGATATGAGCAATGACAACTATTACACCTATCAAGATGGTGATGCAGAGAGATTTGCCAGAAGTGTGAATGCGAGATTCAAAAGAATTGGTTCAGAAATCTCTTTCAAACACTGCCCGTACTGCAAAGGCGGAGCAAACAGAGACATGAACACTTTTTCAATCAACACGTCAACAGGCCAGTTTGAGTGCAAAAGGTCTTCCTGTTCAGCCAGAGGAAACATGATCACACTGGCAAAAGATTACTCAGACGTGTTCGACTTAGGAAAAGATGTGTCTGCTTACTACAACATTGGCGGATTCAATGAGAGAAGTTACAGAAAATTTAAAGATGCAAAACGCATGACAGAATCTTCTCCAGCTGCAATCACTTACTTGAAGAACAGAGGTATTCCAGAGGAAGTCATCAAGAAGTACGAAATCACAACAAAGAAAGATGATGATTCGGTTCTTGTATTTCCATTCAAAGATGAGGACGGCTCACTCCAATTTATCAAGTACAGAAATACGGATCCGGAAAAGACAACAAAAGGAAAAGAGTGGTGCGAGAAGTCCTGCAAGCCTATTCTTTTCGGAATGAACCACTGCACAGACTTCGGAACACTGGTAATTACAGAGGGCCAGATTGATTCGCTTTCAGTAGCATCCGCAGGAATTCCAAATGCGGTATCTGTTCCAACAGGAAAGAACGGATTCACCTGGAAGCCTCACGTTTGGAATTGGTTACTCAAATTTGATGAGATTGTGGTCTTTGGCGACAATGAAAACGGAAACATCACACTGGCAAAAGAAATTACTCAGTTCTTCCCAAAGAGGGTAAGAGTAGTTCGTCCAGAGGATTACAACGGATACAAAGATGCAAATGATATTTTACAGAATATTGGAGCAGGTAAAATCGTAGAAGCTGTAAACAATGCAAGAGTTCAGATTTCCATGATGATCAAACCATTGTCAGAGGTTGAATCAGTAGACCTGTCAAAGATGGAAAAACTGGAAACTGGATTCAGTAAAATCGATGATGCAATCGGTGGTGGTTTTCATCCGGGTGATGTCATTGTTCTTACTGGGAAATGCGGAGAGGGTAAATCAACATTCGCATCAATGATTCTGGCACACGCTTGTAAACAGAATTGGGTATCATTTGCCTACTCTGGAGAACTTCCAGATTTCGTCTTTAAGGCATGGTTGGACAGTCAAATTATCGGAACTACCAACATGAATGCTGCTCAGATTGAAACGGTAAATGACTGGTACAGAGATAAGATTTATATCTACGATAATTCTGCAATCGAAACATCGGAAAAAGAAGAAACAGATGTGTTCAATGTAATGGCTGATGCGGTAAAGAATGTAGGATGCAGATTTATCATTATCGATAATTTGATGACCGCTATGGAAGACAAGCCTCAGGAAGATCTATTTAGACAGCAGAGCTCATTCGTTGGAAAACTTGCCAAGTTTGCAAGAAGCTACAATGTGATTATCTTGCTTGTAGCACATCCCAAAAAAGGAGCGGACAAGTCAAATGATTCAATATCCGGATCAGGAGATATCACAAACAAGGCAAATCTCGTGCTGAGATATGAGAGAGGAACAGAGGATGATGAGATTGGTTACTCCGTGATCAAAATCACAAAGAATAGAACTACTGGAATTCTTCTTGAATCTGATGAGGATAAAATCATTGCATCTTACCAGAAGGAGTCAAGAAGAGTAATCCAGGCAGGCACAAGAGAAGACATTAAATTCATTAATTGGAAAAGTGAAGCAGATTCGTTTGAATCACTTGATGATGATATGGAGGACATTCCGTTTTGACAGGTGTTAAACAATATTACGCATTCATTATTGATTATTGGAAATGGTTTAAAGAGTTTTTTCAGAAAGCAGATAGTTCAGATAAATTTTTTAATGAATTAGAAGAAGGATATCAGGAATTATACAAAAAGCATGGTGAAACAGAATTCACAAGAAAATTAGTAGTTGAAGGAGTTGACGAAATTTACAGAAGTTTAAGGAGGTGAACTTCATGGCATTCTTCCAAAACGCAAACAGATTCATATCAAAAGACATTGAAGGCCGTGAGAAAATCTCTGATCAGATGTTAGAAATCACACCAGAGGATGCGAGAAATGAATATGAAAACGTGAGAAAAGACGTTAAAAGCACTATTCTCACTGCGATAAAATCTCACTCTTGGATGACAAAAGCAGCCAGAAATACAGCGATAAATGACCCTTACTACATTGGAAGGCATATATCTCCGTTCATAGCAGTGGTAGCAACGGCTGCTATGATAGGAACCTCACAAGATTACCTGCTTGCATTCTCCGTATTTGTTCTGGCAATCATGCTCTTTATTGGATGCAACCCATTCGACATAGTAAGCAGATATCTTTCCAGACAGACAAGAGCACTTGCTTGCACGACAATCTTTCTTGATATGTGCTCCATCTACTCTGGAAGCATCCCTGTGATGGGTGCAGCAGAGTTCTGGACGGCATTTATCATCCTGATCTGTATCTTGATGAATAAGAGATGGTTGATGAGTTATAACCTACTTCATTCAGAATCAACAATATCAGCTCTATTGAAGGCACCAAGTAATGCAGGTGTTATTGCTTGGGAAGAACCGGGCAAGAGAGAAACAAGAACAGTTCTGTCAGATTTAGGTCTTCCGTTCGATGATGACGTCCTCCAGATGTTCGCAAAACCAATCTTTCTTGTTGGATATCACAATGCATGGTTTAGTACGGCAGAGGATATCAGAAAGAGAGAAGAGGCAGAGGAGCAGGTTCGTAAGAAAGACATTGAGCTAATCGTTGCGAACAATACTATTGATGAGCTGAAAGAAAATCTTTCTCAGAGTGAGAAATCCAATAATCAGCTTACAGAATCTAACAAAGATATTGTTTCTGAACTAGCAGAATCAAGAAAGAGAATCCAAGAGCTGGAAATTGAAATCAGCAAATATAACGGTGGTCGCAAAGATATCAAGGTGAGAATAGCCGAATTAAGGGCAGATACGGATGAAAATGGCAAGCCTATGACTTATTCATCTATCACTGAGATTCTTCATTCTGAGGGTTACACAGAAGCACAGAGCACCATTGCAAGAATCGGAAGGCAACTAGAAAAGGAGGCATCATGACAGGTCAATTATCGTTATTTGACTTTCCAGAAGTTATACCAGAGTATAACCCAGACATGGACTTGGCAGAAATCCTTTGGAAGAATGCTTATCCGTCCATCAAAGGTTATATCTCTGGAGGCGGTGATTCGGTCGAGATGGTCAAAAAGAAGTATGGGACATCCGGTGGAACGGCTCAGCCAGAAGGACTCATCATGTATGACAATTCTGGAGTATCTTACAGAAATGGATCCATCAACAAAAAGGTCAACTGGAAAGAATATATTCGACTTCTAAAAAGTTATTCAGCCAAAGTAAAGGGGTGACGAAAATGAAAGATATCATCACTGCATTGCTTGATTTGTCTCAAGCATTACCTGAATCAACACAAGCACTGCTTGGGGTGTTGATTGCAATATGGATGGGATTAGGGGTTTATCTCTTCACATTCAAACTGGTGAGCATCAGGCTGAGGAAGTTCAGTTACCATCCGATTTTAACTTTCAAATGGGTAAAAGGAAAAGGATTCAGATTTTTCATCTATCGAAAAAGGAGGGATAGAAAATGCTTTATACCATTTATGAGACCGATTGGGATTTCGAAACGGACGGAATCCCGCAGTGTTTCTGCGATACCTGTGAAGAAGCAGAGGAAGTCATTCTTTCACCACAGACAGGCGATAAAGCACCTGTAGGGATGTATGGAGCCATTGCATTGATGTTTGTAGCCATGATTGTACTTGGCAGAAAGGGAAGAAAATGATTGGAACGTTTTTGATTGGATTAGTTGCCGGATTGGTAATAGGGACGATATCTCTCATGGTCGTGCTGCTTATGATGGCAAGGGCGCAGGAGATGGAAGACCTTGAAGAGAACTAGATAAAAGGAGGATTTAATCTATGTTATCAAGTTTACAAAAAGTAATAGAGAAAAAGAACAACTGGTTGAAATTACCCAAGCAGAAGTTATACGTACAGACTGAGGGATGGACGGAATTAGGTATGCAGATGTAAAGAACCGTTTATTATAGTTAGAAAGGAAATAAAAATATGGAAACAATCAATATTAATGGTGTTGAATACATCAAAAAAGAAGATTTAAAATTCAAGGCTGAGTCAGTTGATGGACTGGATTTAGTGTTGATCAGAACTTATAGCGCAGGCGTTCACTATGGATATTTAAAGAAGAGAACCGGCAAAGAGGTTACCCTTGTCAATGCAAGAAGAATCTGGAAGTGGGACGGAGCGTTTACACTGTCAGAGGTTGCGACAAAAGGAGTGTCAAAACCACAGAACTGCAAATTCTCTTGCGTAGTTCCAAAAATCGTGCTGACAGAAGCAATTGAGATTATTACGATTACATCAGTCGCAGAAGAATCTCTGAAAGGGGTTGAAGATTATGAGTGTTAATATCGGCTCTGGCGATGGCTCTGGCTTTGGCTCTGGCTATGGCTCTGGCTTTGGCTATGGCTATGGCTCTGGATATGGCGATGGCGATGGCGATGGCGATGGCTCTGGCTCTGGATAACTTATTTAAAGGGGACAAGATAAGGAGCTGAGGGATGGACGGAATTAGGTATGCAGATGTAAAGAACCGTTTATTTTAGATAGGAGTAAATATGATTAATACAGAATCAATTATAAAAGCATTGAGATGCTCGGCATCTGCCGGAAGTCCGGGGAACTGTGAAGAGTGTCCTTATTACTCAGTTGAGGAAGATGAGGATTTTTTTTAGACTCACAGGACAGAAAGATATTAAAGGCTGTGATGTTGATAAGATTTCAATGGATGCTGCGGATAGATTGGAGGAGTTGATCCATGACGAAAGAGGAAGAGCGCAAGAGTAAAGCAAAGGCACTCAGATACAAGAAAGCAATCGTATCTGGATTGTCTCTGGACACTCTGGAGTATGACCTGATGGAGATAAAGGATGCTTGCTATGACATCCAGTGGGCACAAGAAGCAGACCTTGTTGAACAGCTTCTTGGAGAAGATGAGGCGGCAGAGTTCAAAATGATGTTCTCAGCTCTGGAGAATGACCTTGAAAGATTCGAGAATGATATACAAGAATGCTGGGTTCCAGAGTGCTACGAAGATCTAATGGTTGCTGTAGCAGGTGGGAAAAATACAGAGGTTCTTGGTTGGGATGTGGTAGAAAGTGATTACTTCGGGCTTGAATCCGACTATGAGACACATCTGGCAATGGAAGAGGCAGGCAAACGGTTAAAG